GGAGAGTAAATAATGGATGTCCAGATCCGAAGGATAGAACTCATGTAGAATTTCTCAGAGATGTTTTGAGAGAATCAGGATATTCTGAATCTTTTGTCCAAGAATACACTCAAAATCTTACCGAAGCAGAAGGTTATAGAGCCAAATCTAAAGAAACAGGAAGAACTGTAGTTTTCAAATCTAAAGATTCTATGGAAAAAGCCATAGAAACAGGAAAAGCAGAACCTTTAGACTCGAAGGACGAAAAAGAGAAAACAAAAAAAGTAAAACCTAAAAAGGTTTCATTTAAGAGAACTGCTGGAAAGGAAGACGATAAAGAGACAGGAGATAAAAAATCTACCACAGATACACAGCAGAAAATAACTCCAGAGCAATCTAAAAAAGAGAAAGAAAAGAATGAAATGCTTTCTAAGGTTGCCGGCCTAATTACACATCCAAAGAATCAAAAATCAGGCCCAGGTACTCACACTTTAAGTAAAGACGATGTTAAAACATATCAAAAATTTTTATCTAAAACTCCTGAAGAACAAAATAAGATAACAGAAGATATTAAAAGGGAACGTCAAGAAAAATATGGTCCTATATCTGAAAATGATATCGATCAAACTATTGAAATATTAAGAGAAAAGCTTGGTTCAAAAGAGTTTAATAAATTAAAAAATAAAATTAAGGGTAAAGGAGACCCACCTGCAAATGCTAAAAGAGGAGAATCTGGAGAAGCAAGATTTAGAAATGTTATTAAACACTATTTAGAAACAGGTGGAATAAGCCCAATAACTGGAGAAGAAGTTCCATTTCAAGATTCTCAATTAGACCATATCGTGTCTTTAGATAATGGAGGAGAGGACAAACCTTCAAATTGGATGTGGATGGAGTCAAGATTTAATCAATTTAAGGGTAGTAAAGAAGACGCTAAAGTTAAAGCAGATCTAGAAGAGTTAGGATATAGAACTGATAATGAATGGAAACTTGCAGCAAGCGAAAAAGAACTAGCAGCTTTTCAAAAGGCTGAAAATGAGGTATTTTGGAAAAACCAATTTGAAAGAAATGGAAAATCTACAGGCTTAACTGAAAATAATCTAAACAATCTTAATGCAGATGAAGTTAACTCTGTAGTTAAAGCTTGGAATAATAGTTTAGGTAAAACAGATGCAGAACGTGAAAATCATCCTGATTTTATTTCTAGGTATCCAACTAGAAGTGCTAAGGTAAAGTTAGCTAATGGAGAGGAAGCGAATTTACCTGTCTTAAGAAATGGAAATGTAAAACCTATAAAGGGTAAACCTGAAACGTATGGATTAGTTCAAAATCTAGATACCAAGGAGGTTAGTAAGAATCCTGAATATGAAGGCCTAAGTGACGAAGAAGCATATAAAAAATCTCTACATGACTTCGGCACAGCCAGACAGGGCGGTGGTAAAAAGAAAGATAAAGGTGAAATGATTGCAGACATGGTTAAAAATGGTGTTGCAACAAAAAGTAGTGATAGTGAACTTGAAGATAGCGCAATAAAACAAGGATTAGACGAAATAAAAAGCAGAGCCAATGAAAAAATTCAAGCTATAGATAAACTTAAGGATGAAATTTCAAAAAATCCAGACACTGCCAAAGCTAAAAAGAAAATAGTATCTAAGGCCATAAAACAATGGAAAAAAGAAAATCCTAAACCAGATACAGGTAAAAAGTCTCCAGAGGTTAAAGAATGGAAAAATAAATTAGAACAATTTGAACTTGAACAATGGCAAAAATTTAAGGGAGAAGAATAGTGAGAACACAACTCCTTTGTACGTTTACAAATAATCGCGCTCTATCTAAGGTCGTAGATAGAATTATAGATGCTTACGATATCTTATATAATAAAATGTTTGTTCTTAAAAATGAAAATGATTCAAGAGAATTGATGTGTACCTATAATATTGATGCATCAGGTAGGGTAGAAATATTTCCAGAAACTATATCTCTACATAGAAAGAAACAAACAAATACACTTTATACTATTAACGCACTAAACGAATGCATTAAGACCTGTAATAATGGAGTCCTAGATACAAGTTTTCAAGTAGATTGGGAAAATTATAGAAATTGTATTATGGTCACAAATGAAGACGGATTAAGAAGAATAGATACTTCTGTTAAAGAAATAATACACATTAAGGTAAAACGTTGATATTTATATATGGTTAACCAACATAGGAGAGAATCAATGATTAGACTAAAAAACATACTAACTGAGGTTGATGATGAACAAATCATCAAGTATAAGGATAAGGATGGAAATCCTGCTGAAATGAAGGCTGGTTCTGCAAAAACTATGGAAAAAGGTCACCCAGCAAAGGTCGCTTGGGATAAGATGGCAGAAAAAGAAGCAGGCGATGATACCGATACAAAAGGTGCACAAGTTTCATTTGATAGAACAGCAGATTCAGATGATGGCGAAGATACTACAGATGACATGGCATATGACTTAAATAATAATGAAGAGGCAGCAGAAAATGCTGAAGAAAAAATAGAAGGTGCTATGTACAAGTATATGGCTGAAGAAGACGAATATGGATTAAAAGAAGAAGGAGAAATTGAAGTATCGTTTGAAAAATTCGATGAAAAAGGTAATCCTGTTTATACTGTGTCTTTTTATGACCACAAAAGATATGGGGATTTTGATAAAAAAGTGACCATAAACCAAAAAACAGGTGAGGTAGCAAAATATAATCCAGCTACTAAAGCAGCATCTTACACCCATCCAGATACAGGGGAATGGAGAGATAGATTTACGTATGGAAGTGTACTTGAATCAAAAAATAGTGGTGGCATGATTAGATTAAAAAGCTTATTTACAGAAGCAGATACTTTCAAAGCTAAATCTAAAAAAACTGGAAGAACTGTAGTTTACAAATCAAAAGATGCCTTGAAAAATGCTATAAAGTCAGGAGCAGCTGAACCAATAGGAAAAGAACCATATAGTGGAAAGTCTGATGATGATTTTAGAGCTGATATAGAAAAACAACATAAGTCTAAAAAAGGAGTTTCTTTTGATAGAAAACCAGACATGGACAAGGTATTCAATAAAGGAGCAGTTGATAAACAACAAACTACTGATGAACCATTTAAGCCTGCTCCAAAATCTATACCTTTGAAAAAAGGTGGACTACCGCAAGACTTAAAACAAAGTATGGCAAATGTATCAAGTGAAGAAGATTTGAAAAAAATATTTCCAGATTTAGAGAATATTCAAGATACAAAGGAAACTCACCAATTCTTCAAATTAGGAATGGAATCAGAAGGTAGAGGTGGTAAGAAATATCCAATTTATGCAAAGGCATATATAAATAGAAAAACTGGTAAAATAAAAATGTCTCATGTTTATTCTGGAAAGCCTAGACCCTTTGGAGCTCCAGGTTTCACACAAGGCTCAGATACAATACATAAAGACGCTGATAGTGTATTAGGAGAAAATAGAATGGTTAAATTAAAAGATATACTTAAAGAATCTGAGTTTTATTCAAATATACATCTACATGACGATAGTGGTATTGTTTTCTCAGAAAAAGGAATAAAAAGAGCAGCTAGACCAGAATTGTATTTTCATCTTTTCTCCAACATAAATGCTGCAAAAAATTATTCAAAAGTTTTAGGCAATATGTTAAGAACAATAAAAGGAATAAAGCGTTTTTCTGATGTTCCTACTGACTTCAAAGTTATGAAAGGTAAAGATTTTATTAAAAAATATCCTAAGGTTGTTGAAAAACTTAATAATTCACGCGCAGTACGATATAAAGATAAACCGTGGAATGATTTATATGATAAGTTCGATAGAACAGGTACGAAACTTAAGTTTTTATAGACAATGGCAAATCAAGATTTAATATTAGGTAAAGATAAGATATCTCTAGATCCAGATAAGGCAGCTGCAGATACTAAACATAGAAGACAGGATGACGAAGAACAGTTGAGAAAGCTTCTTAAAGACTTGATATACAAAGAAATAAAAAATCTATTTGTAAAAAAATAGTGAAAATAATTGACCTGGATTTTACCATGTCAAATATTTTGTTTATATTTATATAAAATAACAAATAACTGAATTAACTGAATAATAATTAAAAATTAACTTATGAAAGATTTATTCTTAGCATTGGCTTACTTTTCTGTTGGTCATACACTAATCTGGTACCAAACAAATGGACAATTCATTTGGACATGGTTCGCAAAAAATCCCTTAATTTTATCAATCGTTGGAGGAACAATAATATCCTATACCTTTATCACAGGTACAAAATATATTGTTGCATTTTCTGGTGGCTTGTTATGGCCAGGTAGACTTTTAGGATTTGGATTAGGTATAACTGCTTTTACTATATTAACATTGTTTTATATGGGAGAAGGATTAACAACTAAAACTGTGACATCATTATTTTTAGCACTAGCATTAGTATGCATACAAATTTTTTGGAAATAATTTTTCCATGTGGAATAAATTTATTATATTATAGAATATGGCAAAACAATTAGGATACGCATGTATAAATATGACTCTTGCAAAGCAAGGCATATCATGTAACAGAAGTATGATACGTAGAACCTTCGAAGCAAAAGGTGTAGCCTACGCATCAGAACTAATATTAGAAAATTTACGTAATCTAACAAAAATTGTAAGTTGGAATAATCAAAATGGAATTAAGGTTTATCGCATGTCAAGTGATATGTTTCCATGGATGTCTCAATATGAATTTACAGATTTACCAGATTATGATAAGATTTGTAATTTGTTGAAAGGTATCGGCAAACTTGCAATGGACAATGGACAACGTCTATCATTTCATCCAGGTCAATTTTGTGTACTTGCTTCACCAAATGAAAAAGTAGTAGTAAATGCTATAAATGAACTTGACAAATCTGCACAAATTATGGACCTTATGGGTCTACCAAAGTCTCCAGCCGCAAAAATAAATATTCATGTAGGTGGTGCCTATGGAGACAAAGATTCTGCCTTAGAACGGTTTTGTAATAATTTCAAACGCCTACAACCATCTGCTCAAGTTAGACTTACAGTTGAAAATGATGATAAAGCAAATATGTATTCTGTAAAAGATTTATATTATGGAGTATATGGTATTGTTGGTATACCTATAGTTTTTGATTATCACCATCACAAATTTTGCACAGGTGACATGACTGAAGAAGAAGCACTTAAAATGGCAGCAAAAACCTGGCCAAATAATGTAAAACAGTGCACTCACTATTCTGAATCAAAAGCACTACACGAGGAAAATACAAAAATACGACCACAAGCACACTCAGACTATATTAGCGAAGAAATTAAAGACTATGGACTAGATATTGACGTTGTTGTCGAAGCAAAAGCAAAAGAATTAACGGTATTAAAATACCACAAAGAAAATGAAAAAATCTTAACAGAAGTTTTACCATGTTAAATTTTTTTATTATATTAAGTAATAATTAACAAATAAAAGGAGAACAAAAATGGCAATTGACTTAGATGCGATTAGAAAAAAACTCGGAGACTTACAGTCTCAAACAAACAGGACTTCCAATTTATGGAAACCAAGTCCAGGTAAAAACCAGGTAAGAATTGTACCTTACCAGTATAACAAAGATAACCCTTTTCAAGAGTTATATTTTCATTATGATTTAGGTAAAAAGAATTATCTTTCGCCTGTAACCCATGGTGAAGCTGACCCAGTATTAGAATTTTCTGAAAAATTAAAATCAACAGGAAATTCAGATGATTGGAAGCTTTCTAAAAAACTTGAACCTAAAATGAGAACTTATGTTCCTGTATTAGTTAGAGGTGAAGAAGGAGAAGGTGTTAAATTATGGGGATTTGGTAAACAAGTATATACTGAATTACTAGGATTTATCACAGATCCAGACTATGGTGATATTACAGACCCATCAACAGGTAGAGATATTGTTGTTGACTTTACACCATCAGAAGGAGCAGGTTCTTTTCCAAAAACAACAATTA